TTCGGACGCAACCAGCGTTTGGCCATAGGCGTGTCGCTAGGAATGGTCTTGCCGTTACGGGTAGTGATGAGGCGCATCTTGGATTTACCAAGTTGCGAAAAGGTGCGCTCTTTACCTTTGACGGTAACGCGCTTCACCTTGTTTTCGAGGCGGGATTCTTTTTGCTGAACCAGGTGGTCCCAGTTGTCGGCAAAGTCTGTCTGAAAGTGTTCAGGAAGTTGAGTAAGCATTTGATTGGTCTCCAGCGTGCGCAACGTATTGCGCTAGGTTTTTTGCCAGCTTCGGGCTGACTACCGTTCCTCGCGCTTGGGTTTCCGCTTGGGCCTTGCGCTTCGGACTATGCCGAGGCCGAAAGGCTCGTTTTGCGAGGTGTCTTCGTGCTCTCTGTTTCCTGTATTGATGACGCTCTTAATGCGTGTCAACTATAAAGCCCGTTCCCACCACAGGAACGGGCTTCCCCCAGTTAGTCCACCAAAAAGAACCGCTGACTTACATAGCTCTGGCGGGCTTTTGCTGCTTTGCAAGCCAAGATTGAGTAAATCTTGATTTTGTTTCTACCGCCTGCGCGTGTTGCGGATGGCTTGGGTTGTGATACGCTTGGTAGAGCGGATTGTTTGGATTTTTCATGATGTCCAAACCTTTTGCCCGGTCATCCATACCGGCATTTGCCGTAGTTTCACCAGAAACAAGCCGATCCTCGGAAATCATTGACGCAAACTTGGCCACCATTTGCACAACCTTTGAACTCTTAAACACTGGGTCGTTTGGCTCAAAACCTAGCGTGCGGGCACCGCGCACAGCTAAATCAATGTTTTTGGCGTAATCCGCTCCCCATGCGTCTTTTAATGCCTTGGCTTCTGCCGCCTCGGCTTGCGCTACGGCGGCTTTGCTTTGTTCACCAATTTTAAGGCCATGACTTTCGTCAAACGCCATCAATTCCTTTGCTGCCTCCGGGCTGACTTGGTGCTTATGCAGAATTGCAGCGACGCCATTAACGTAGTCGCCATTCCACATTTCCTCTGGAATGTTGTCAGGGCGCTTAAAACCGTATCCTTCTGGCTTTTCAGGCACGTTATTAAGCTGGGCCATGACCTTTGCCCGCTCGGCCTTGGCCTCCGGCGAAGCATCGGGCGGCAACGGTGCCAATGCTTTCTTTCCAGCCAAACTCGACACGTTGGCAAAACCGCCAAGCAATGCCTCAACGGTCTGATATTTTGAAAACGTATCCTTGTGGGCTTTGAGGTGGGCTGGTAACGCGTCAAACTTGGCCGTGTTGAGTTTACCTGATGCATCGTAAAGCCCGACATACCACGCCTCCCCGCCGGCTACCTGCGCGGGGATAGGTGGCGGCGCACTAAGCGGAGTCGATGCGGAAGCGGGCGGCGTGGAGGCAGGCGGAGTAGTAGGTGCCGAAGTAGGCGGAGCCGAAATCAGAGAAGATACTGCATCGCCCCCGGCTGGTGCAGATGCGGCCCCGCCACCACCGCCGGCATCACCACCGCCAGCTTCATCGTAAAGACGTTTCGTGTAAATGTTCATAGCTGATTAGTTGCTGTCGTAGGTAATGCCGCCTGATTCATTGGCTTCGCTCTTTTCCGTCAAATGGGTTTTACGGCGGGAAATGACCGCATCCGTCTCGTATGCCTCAGTGCTCAATTCACCGCGCTCATTGGGCACTTTGCGATACTTGGTAACGGTGCCATTGCCGAGAATGCCGTAGCGCGCCCGGTATTCTTCCGGTTTGTATTTACGATACCACTCGACAACCGCCGGAGTCTTGTCGCCCATTGCCCAGTCTTTTTGCGGCATAGGTGGAATCTCGCGCTTTGCCTTAGCCGACGGCTCATCGCCCTCTCGGTAAATGGCAGTTGGCGTCTTTCCATTGGCGTTCAAATAGCGAACAATGGCCGGACGCAGCTTTTCCCACGCCTCGAACAGCACAAGGATGTTTCCTTCCTTTAACGTGGCCACATGAACTGCGCCATCTTTGTCAGTGCGGATAACTTGGCCATCGTCGCTTACCGAGTAAACGATACTTGGAGCGGTTTGCTCTACTTGTGAATTGCTCATTTTAGCGTAGCTTTAGTTTTTGTTTTTGTGGTGCCGAGCCTCTTTGCCCGGTCCAAATAATTGAGGGTGTCGAGGTGGAAAATGCGCATCCCCTCTGCGATTTCCATTTTGACCGGACATACCTTGCCGTCGGCCATAGCCACGGCAGTAGATCGCCGTAAATAGCCTCGATGCCACATGTCCTGCATCACCAATTGCTGTTGCTCCGTGCGGTGCGCCTCATCGCGCCCAAAGACCATTGCATACGCAAGGGCCAGTTTATCTGCCTGAGACTCCGGTTTTACGTTTTCATCCATAAATTAACTCAACCCCATCTGCTTCCGAATCTCAGGGGTGGCGGCGCTTACATCTTTGGCCGCTTTGGCGCCTACTCGGGCGGTTTCCAGTGCTTGCGCTTGTTGTGCTGCCTGAGCGCGTTGCTCGCGCATAGCATCCCGATCTTCTGCCGAGCGTTCCCAGTCCACGGGTATAGCCAAATTGCGGCCAATACCTCGACTGGCTTTGTCTAGGTCAAAGTTATCCATTACGTCGGGCTGAATCTGAGCAATCGGAGCAATAATTTGCATCATTTGGATGAACGAATTATTCTCCGCCGCCTTGATTGCCATTGCCAACTTGGACGTAAGCGTGACCTCGGGCACCGCAAGCGCCTGCGATTTTCCGTCTGGCGATACAACCATGACGGATTGCGGCGGTGGGGGAAACTTGCCTGCCCTGAACAAAACCGAAAAGATACGCATGAGTAGCGGATTTGTGACTTCGGTCTGGAGCCGGTAAAATGTCGGGCTGAACGCAGTGACTTTCTCGGCCAAACGCTGCTGCACCTCGTAGGCCGTCATCTGACGCTCAATTTGCTGAAGCATCATAAACAAATCGACGTGGTATGCCTCTCGAATGGCTTGATCCTTGGTCTGAACGCGTTGGCCGAGCGTCCGGTCATCACCAATCGTTCCCCATTCACGTGGCAATGCGTTTGCTGCGTTAGGATCAAAGGTCGTAATGCCGCCAGCGCGAAGATCCACGTCCCCCTCCATGCCGTCAGGAATCAAAATACGGGGAAATGCCTTAATCTCAGTAAGCGCATCCCAGTTTTTTTCCAGGCTGTTCACCTGCCGAATAGTAGGCAATGCCTCAATGCTTGGCGAGTAGCCATAAACCGAGTCGCCCCACTTGAGGAATCGAGACGCAGCCAACGGCGCCTCAAAATAACCATCCTCCTTCACCACCATGCGGTCATCACGACTGACGTAACATGATGCAATTGGGCGATTCACGCCGTCAACCTTTTGTGGGTCATATGTGCCTTCTTCGCGTGGATAAATGCCGTGGATGAACTTAAACTTTTTATCCATCTGCTGCTCATCCATGCAAGCCTTGCGGACAATCGGACCAAGGTTTTGCTCGCCAAACTTTTGTTTGGCCTGCCGGGCAGTAAGCTCAAACTCGCGCATTAGGGTATCAACATTCCCCTCGTGGTCCTCGGAAATAACAAACGTGCCTACGTCAAATTTGTGAAACGCCAACAAGCGACCCGCCCGTCCTTCTTCGCAAAGAATAGCCGCAGTGCCAAACGCACCGCGATCCAATAGCATTTCATGAATCTCTAGGTTCCAATTAGACCGCGACAATTCCCGCATTGTAACGTCAGTGCATTGGCGATACCACGCCTTGGCTACGTCATCGGCCTCAAGCTCCACCGACGGCTCAAACGAGAACCATTTTCCGGTAAAAAGATAGTCCATCTGGCCAGACGCCAGGATTTGATTGGCCCGAATTGCCGTCAGGTTGTAGAGATCGTCAGTGTAGCCATCGACCCCTTCCGTTTTCTTGGTCGTTATCTGGCTTTTGCGCGGCTGAATGTAGTCAGCAATGTGCTGCCAAAGCGTGTCCCATGTGCCACGGTCGCCTTTCAAGTTGTCGTAGCGACCAATCAGGTGCTCCGCCTTCTCGTCTTTGTCATTCCGGCCGCCGCGTTCTTGGGTTTCCATTGTCTTTACGATCCAAGCAGGGTCTTTTTCTCGTCCGCAACGCCACCCGTCTCACCGGCCATGAGCGTAGCCTGCATCCCTTTGCGTTTGGCCGCAAGTTGACGCTGCTCCAATTCCATCGTTTTTTTCAGCACTGGCGATTCAGTGACCGGCGGAATTGCAGGCGGCACAGGAGGTGGTTTGGCTCCCTTGAAAAAACTGCGGTCACGAGGATAATACGGATGAGTGAAGTTCATGGTTTGGTAGGTAAAAGGTTTCCAGATAATCGACGCATAGACGCCAGCCGATGAAAACGCAAGACGTTGTTACGCTCATATGAAATTGTTGGCAAATCCCAAGGCAACATTCCCCACGCTCTCGCTACATTGCCGGCCATCAAATAAACGTGCCAGCAATCACATTGACCCGACGGAAAACGATACAACCCCGTTATCAATTCCTGCCTGTCCCATGACCTTACCGGCCTGCCCATGACAAAAAAATCAGGGCGAGAAAAAACAAACCCGTTTTCCAAGTGCCATTTCAAATCCTCCTCAAACGTTCGCGCACACTCCTCTTTTTGATAAACCAACCTGGCCATCATCAATGGACTCATTTGGCACAGGGTATGGGTGTTCATCGTATGACCCTAGGTTTTCTCCAGCTTGCCAACCCAGTCAAGCTCTGCGGGCGCCTTTGCATCTGCGCTTTTGGCCGCACCGGCATGGCCGAGCGATCCACGCACAACCCTAGCCGAATTACCTGATGTGTGTAGCCAAACGCCGTCGAGGCATGAGACGCCCAATCATGGACCGGCACGTTTTTAACCGTCCCAGTGTCCCCTCCTTCTTCCTTTGCCCTATAAGCCTCAAGTGAGTTAATCCCCCACTCGCACCCCTTCGCATGAAGGAAACAGCGGGAAAACGAGGTCAGCGCGTCGTTAATGTTATCCCAGACATCCGTCGGCCTCGGCAAACACACCACCCCACGTAATTCCGACTCCCGCAACAACCGCGCCCACAAAGTTTCCCCATCATGCGGCAGAAAATGCCCGCCATACGTGTAGGCCGTTTTTGCTTTTAACCTGCGCGCCCAATCTCCGGGCGTGTTGCAATCATCCCCACCCCTCAAACACTCCAAGTAATTGATTCGATCCCCAATAATCTGCCAGAGCCAGCAAATCGTGTTGGTCGGCGCGCCAATGTCGAAAGTCGAGTAAACCGGAAACCCCTCGTAGTGCATCACGTTTGGCCCAATCCGACCAGCCAATCGCGCCTTGTCCACCTCCGGCCCATAAATCGCTCCCACAATCGGCGTCATCCAACTCTCTTCCAAGGTCGTCGGAAACTCCGCGTAAATCTTTCGCCCCAACTCCCTCCGCTTTTTGTAGTAAAATAGCCTCTGCCCATCCGTAAACCGAAAGTCCATCCCTCCTTTCATCTGAATCTCCAGTTCCTTACCCGCCAAATACTCCCTCACCTCCCTATCCACTTGCTCCACATTCCCATTTTCCGTGTAGCGCGGTTCCATATACCACGGAAAAAACATCACTCGAAAATCCTTCGATGTCCGATGCTCCTCCGGCGTCTCCAGACTCCGTTTCAGCAACTCATACCAATCCCCTCCCTTCCCTCCTTCGTGCGTCGATTCCGCAAAAATCAATGCCTTGTCACCAGACGCAGCCTGCAAAACACCCGTCACAATCTCCGCCGACCTAATCGGATCCCTATGCGCTATCGGCCCCCACTCCGAAATATGCACCACCTGCGGCGTTCTACCACGCGCTTTCATCCCCGCACTAATGCTGGACCCATTCTCAAACTCAATCGCCCCCTTGTTTGAAATCAGCATCTTGTCCTGCAACTCCTTTGGCAGTCTCTCCCACGCAAACTTGATCTTTGCCAACTTCGCCTGCGCATCGTCCACACTCTTGTCGATAATCACCCCACGCAGACTGCTCCCCTTTTGACAAAAATGGACCGTATCAAACTGAATCAGGGCTATCAGGGTGGAAAAACCTAGCTGTCTGGCCTTGGGAATCGCTATGCGCTTTACCCCATCCACAAAAACAGCGTGCAGCACCTCGCACTGCGCACGGTTCGGGACAAACTTCACTGCCTTTCCGTCCGCATCCTCAATGCTGTAAAGATTGCAAATCCGAATCAATGGGTCCCCCAAACGCGCAAGAACCTCCCCATCGCTCAAACCTTCCGGCAGCACGTAGTCGCTAGGGTCTATTCGTTGACCAATTTTCATGGCGTAAAGTGTATGCCTATTTCAATCCGGCTGTAAACCCCCGACCTCCCTGCCACCGATTTGCCCCCCACCCCCACCCCCGACCCCCTTTCCGGCGCGCAAGGCCCCCACCCCCACCCCACCCGGCACGGCACGCACGCGGCACGCGCTGGGCACCTGCGCACGGTCGGCACGCCCGCACGGCTCATGCCTCCCCCTCGGCTTCATCCAACTCTACGGCTTCACTTGCGACCGCGCTGGACTCGATTGCATGCCGGGCACCCTCAGCGGCAGCTAGCTCAATGACTGGCCGAGCAGCGCGTATGCGATCCAGTAGCGACCCCTCGACACTCACCCGCACCTCAGTGGGCTTGTCGAAGCCCAGCATTCGCGACGCCTGCGCGATTGCTGCGATCACATCCCGAGACGTTGCCTCACTGTCCGCCCCCTCCCGGTCGATGATACGCAGGAGACCGCGCACCAGGTCCGCCCGCGTGACCGCATTGACCCGAGCTTGCGCCGCCTGCCCCGCTTCCAGTGCAGCCTGCACCACCGGACGCCGCTTTAGCTCCGCCGCTTTGATGCGCAGATGCTCGATGCAGCCACTTTGCGAGTAGCCGGCCGCAAGGTAGGCGACAGACGGCGACTTGCCCTCAAGGAGCCCGCTCACGAACTCCCGCTGACGTGCAGTTAGTAGATTTCTTGGTGCCTTTGTTGCCATTACCATGTTGTAAACTGCCCGACCCTCCCCGCTTAACTAGCCCCGCGCAAGCCCAAAGCGCACGCCGCGCTCCCCTGACCGCACGCGCACGCGATCAGCTCCGAAGCGCACGCACGTTAGCGCAGACCCTCCCGGCCCGACCGACCGACCGAGAGGGCGAGCGATTCCAGCAGACTCCGATACGCGGTCCGCCTTCGCTATTGCGCGCTAGCTGCCAGCAAGGTGGAGGCGCCGCCGGCTCGGTGTCAAGCTTGGACCTTTTCGCACCAGCTTGCCCCACTTGGTTTCCCCGCACCCCTTCCGGTCGGACCCGATCCCAAACCTTTTCAATCCTTTCCCTCTCCAATCCCTTCCGCTCCAACTCTCCCCGCTTCCGTTGCCCCTTGGTTCCCCGGTTTGCTCTCTCTGTTCCCCCGCTCAGTCCCTCGCCGGGTCTTCGCTGGACTTACTTTGGAAAGACGATGAGCCGGAGCAAAGCCCCCCCTTCCCCCAGCGTGCAGCAGGAGGAGGGAGAGGACTTGCGTCTGGACAGACTTGGAAAGCCGTGTCGCCGTCGCATGAGCTGGCAGGATTCGCGCTCGGTATGCCCCAACTTTGGCGCTACTTTATCACCCCACCAGAGAGGAGGAGGCCCCAGCCTTCCCCCAGCATTTACGAGCGCCAGCCGGTTAGTTGACCGAGGGCGCCCACCGATTGAAAAGGAACACGGCGAGGATAAACCCCCACCGGCCGGCAGAGAATTCCCCACCGACACGCACACCCTGAACAGCTCCGACGCCGGTGTCAAGCACGCCAAAAATAAATGCATTAAGCCCTCTTTTTGCGTATCCAAAAAAGAATTTTTGACCCCTACTTTTCAGAGGTAAAACCCCGTATCCAAACCATAACGCATGCAAAAAAGAGCTTGCACACACTCCCCTGTTTTGCTTTGGTGTCGATGTCGGGCCAATTCCGGCCCGCCACCCACCACACCACCACATGACCACCACCACCACCACTGCCCAGAACGAATACACCGAGGCCGGCTTTGAAAACCGCCGCGCCTACTTGACCGACTTGGCCGAGCAATACGGCTTAGATACCTATATCGTTTTTTCAATGGCCTCGATCCTTGGCCGCTCCGAGGACTTCGACGGACTTATTTCCGCGCTGGAGGACGAAGCCGACTGCCTAGCCTGCACCGAAGACCTTACCATTGAGGAAGCCGCCTGACCAACCAACTCCAACCCGCCGGGGCGCTTCAAACGCTCCGGCTCCTTCCCCCCCCACCATGACCACCACCGACACCACGCCCCGCCTTTACGTGGGCACCTACGCCAAATACGCCGCCGGCTCAATCGCCGGCGCTTGGCTCGACATGGAAGCCTACCACGACCGCGACGACTTTCTGGAGGCTTGCCGCGCCCTGCACTCGGACGAGTCCGACCCCGAACTAATGTTTCAGGATGTCGAGGGCATCCCCTCGCCTTGGTATAACGAGAGCGAAGCACCCCCCGCCGAGCTTTGGGAATGGCTTGCGCTCAGCACCGACGAGCGCGAGGCATTTGCCCTTTGGGCGGATTACTACGGCGAAGGTCCAACCGTTGACCAATTCCGCGAGCGCTACGTCGGCACGGCAGACAGTGAAGCCGACTTCGCCGAGAATCTAGCCAACCAATGGGGTGACATCACTGCCGACCTCCCATCATGGCTCTGCATTGACTGGCAGAGGACTTGGGATTCATGGTTTTTTTACGACTATTATAGCGTCCGCGCCTCCGACGGCACGCTCCACTTTTTCCGTCGTTAATCCCCCACCACCATGCAGACCGAACTCTCTATTGCTGCCGAAATCTTTAACCTTTTCGCGCCGGTCCCCGCGCCCACGCCCGAGCCGGCCCCCGAGCCGCTCCCCGACTTTACCGAGCCGTCCCCTGTGCTCGATCCAACCCCGCTTCCCGGCGAGATATGGCAGCACCCACCCAGCGCCACCATTGCTTTCCTTGACCACGACCCCCGCGACTGCTTGCCCTGGCGCTTTTCCCTCAGGAGCACCAACACGGGTAAACTTGTCGCCCAAGGCTACCACCATACACGCGACGCGGCCGACGCCGCCGCCTTGACCACCGCTCGCGCACTCGCCGACCAGCACCACGACGAGCGCACCGAGGCCCGCGCCTTTCCCGCCACCCGCACCAACTTCCACGATTAAACCACCCACCGGCCCCTTTCCCTCCCATGACCACCACCACACCCAGCACCAACCGCGATCTTCTTGCCCGCATATGGTGTGACCTGCGTTGCGTCCATTTATCTAACGACGGCGCCGACTCCCAGCGCATGACCAACGCGCCCGACCGCTTTCTCACTAACGCCGCCAAGCCTTACGCGAGCAACGCCATTAACTGGCGCGCCTACGGCCGCCAGTATTTCACCCGCACCACCGCTTAACTTTTCCCGCCATGCACCCAACCACCCGCCAGACCATCAACCAAATCCTGCACGCCCGCGCCCAGGCCCAAGCCGCCCGCGCCGCCGCCCAGCACCAGCGTCACGCCCGCGCCGTGCGCAGCCTCACCCGCGCCGGCGTCATTGCCCGCGCCTAACCCCCTCCCCCTTTTTCTTCCCATGAACCACACGACAACAGCCAGCGCTCCAACAGCCAGCCACACGCCAGGCCCTTGGTTTGTCCACACCACGCCCCACGGCGTCCGACACATTCTAGACACCAAGTGCCCCACGCTTGCCACCGCCCCGATAACGACCTTTAACGGTACGGCATATTGGAGCCTCGCAGAAACCACAGCCAACGCCCGCCTTATCGCCGCCGCGCCCGCCATGCTCGCCGCGCTGCGCGCCCTAGTCCACCCAATAGCCAGCGACGAGGACGTTGACCACGCCCGCGCCGTGATCGCGGCAGCAACAGCCAGCGCCCAAACCTGACTTATTTTTCAGATGACCACACCAACCAACACCATTACAGTTCTTTTACAGATTGCCTCCCCTGATGGGGAATCAGTCTTTTTCTACAGCAACGCCCGCGACGGCGCACCGCCAGACGCACCCGGCCCACGGCAGTTTGCCAGCTTAATAGCTGAGCTTGAACAGGCACTTACTGCAGCACACAAGAAACTATGCCCCTTGCCCGACGACCATGACCGCAACTAAGCATCACCTACAGCACGGAGAACAGCCACGCGTGCGCCTTGCCAACGGCCCCACCGTTGACAGCAACACCGCGCAACTGTTCACCCTTTGGACCTCACGCGGCCCCAGCATCGGACAAGTGATCGACCGTCTCACAAGCCACGCCCTGGCGTCCGGCTTTTGCCCCGTCACCTGCACAATAATCCCCCGCCACCCCGTTTTTGCTAGCAACTTAACCAAACAACAGCCAGCGACATGAGTAAAATTATTACTATCACCGAGCTATTATCTATGCCCCCCGGAGGCTCAGGCTCACCAGCCTACGTCAACGGAGAATTTGAAGCCGTCGTCGCCGACGCCAAAACCGTCCAAACCAAGACCGGGAAAACTATGTATAAGGCGAAACTCGCCGATCCACAAAACCCCAGCGTCACAATTGGCGCAACGGCATGGGGAACGGACTTCACCAGCAAGGCCGGCAAGGTTGTCCATTTTTCTGGTAAAGGAATGACACTCACCAGTTACAAAGACACAAACGAACTGACCATAGGCGACAAAGCCAACGTGCGCGTTGTTGGTTCCCACGCCCCAGCCGCCGCCCCAGCTACAGCAACAACAGCCAGCGTCCCGACGGGCGCACGCCCCGCTACGCTCGGCGTGATCCACGGCGCAACCGTTGGCATGGCGATCAATCAGGCTATGGCCGCATTGCTGTCCAGCTACGCAGGCGCAGACATCAGCATGGTCCCCTCGTTTACCCGCGACCTTTACACGCTCGCCAGCGACATTATCCGCGTGAGCTTGCATCTGGAGCAAGGCAACCTTGCCCCCTCCCCCAAGGACCGAGCCAAAGCCAACAGCCAGAACGCCGACATTGACGAGACAGCGCCCGAACAAGTTCCTCCGCCTGCACCACCCCCACCACCTGCTCCACCTAGACGCGTTCCGCCAGCGTCCGACGGATTTAACGTAGCCATCCCACCCGACGGCGAAGACGTGCCGTTTTGATTTACCCGCCACCTAACCGCTGACACCACCACCTATTATGGCCGAAAAATCCTCCCACTGGTATGCTGCCGACGGCAGCGCCCACCACACCGTCCCGGTAAAATCCAAGCCGGGCACCTACCGCCCCACCACCCTGCGCGACGCCAAGGAGTTGCGCCTTTACCCCAGCGTCACGACCATCCTCGGCATGTTCGCCAAGCCCCAGCTTGAGGACTGGAAGTTTCGCCAGATCACCGACGCAGCCCACGCCTCCCCACCAACAGCCAGCGAAACGACGCAGGAATACCACGACCGCATACTGGAGCGTGCCTTCCAGCAGGTCCAAGATGCGGCTGATGCCGGCACCCTAATCCACAAGGGAGCCGAACTTGCTTTGTCCGGACTAGAATACGACGAGGACGCGCCGGTGTTTTTACCCAGTTTGAATGCCAGCTTCCCACTCAAGACCTTTATTGAGCCGATTTGCCGATTCGTCGCCGACGAGGAGATCAACGTGACCGGAAACGAGTTGCGACTAGTTAATCAGGCCGAAGGTTACGCCGGAACCACCGACGTTGCCATGCGTAGCAAACGCGGACTCGGGATCCTCGACTTTAAGACCCGCCGCACCAAGGCCGGAAAGCCTTGCGAAGCCTACGACGAGCAACCCACGCAAATTGCAGCCTACCACGTTGCCCATTATCACAGCGTGCCGGAACCCGACAGCCATGTAGCCGGTTGCAACCTTTACGTGTCCACGACAGAACCCGGACGCGTTGCAGCAGTCTGGTATGACGGCGCCAAACTGGCCGAGGAGTGGCGCGTGTTGAAAAATGCGGCCGAGATTTGGCGCATCCGCAAGGGCTATGACCCACGCAAGCCATGAGCCACGACGCAGCCACCGTAAAGCAGCGCATCCTTGGCCGGCTGGAAGAGTTTTGCTTCCACCTATTCCCCGCCGGCCAGGTGATCAATGGAGAGTTTCGCGTCGGGGACATCACCGGACGCAAGAGCCGCCACGGCAAGGGCGGTTCCCTTGCTATTGCCTTGAAAGGAAATAACGCCGGACTCTGGCACGATCACGCCGACGTAAACAGCCGAGGCGATGTTTTCGACCTAT